TGATGCGACCGATCCCCGGCGCTCCGGCGTGTATCTGTCGGAGACTGATTCTGTTACCCAGTTTCTGGGTTATGACCTTTAGACGAGAGACTAGACTCTGACTCTATGGGTCTGGCCGTATGGCGGCACCAAGACATGGCCGAACCTGTCCCCGTCTCCGCACTCCCTTGACCGTGTTATCCCGCTACCCTATGCGGCGCTGATTAGCGTTACCAGTGTTGAGGTTTACGGCTCAGTGACCACGGACTATGTGAGCCGCTATTCTGCCCTGGTGTTCAATGCGGGCATCCCTCGTGATGAATACAAGAGCAATACTGACCCGGCCATTGTCGTTAACTACCGCGCAGGCCGTGACCCGGTGCCTGAAGCCATCAATCAGGCCATAATGGCGCTGGCGGCGTTCCGGTATGAGCATCGCGGCGAGTGTGACGCCAACGAATCCCTCACAAAGAGCGGTGCGCGTGACATGCTCAAGCCTTGGGTGAGCCCCTGCAATGTGGTGGTGTTCTGATGAAGTGCTGTGACCTCTCGCCAGGCAAGCTTCGTCACACGATCGCCATTGAGCGCGAGACGCGCACACCTGACGGTGCTGGCGGCGATACTATCACATGGGCCACGGTGGCCAGGCCACGCGCCTACATCAAGCCTATGAGCGGCGGTGAGCGGTTCCAGGCTATGCGGATTGAGGCGAATGTCACGCACCGCATCTTCATCCGCTACCGCACGGACATCCTGACCAGCGACCGCATCAACTATAACGGCAGACTGATGCAGATACGCGCCCTGATTAACATTGAAGAGCGCAACCGTTGGATTGAGATATACGCAGACGAGGGGCAGGCAACATGACCACCTACGTCGAGGGCACCGAGGAATTGCAAGCCAACATGGCCAAGCTGGCTGAGCGGTACGGCAAGGATATTGCCAAGGCTGCTGTGACCGGTGGGCAGTTGGTGCGCGGCGCTGCTGTTAAGTCGATCCAGAACACCAGCAACGGCCAATCAGTGACCCGTTATCGCTCAGGCGGAGGCGGATACCAGCACACGGCCTCATCCCCTGGTGATGCACCAAATACCGATACCGGGCGGCTGGCGGGCAGTGTTCAGGTGGACGTGCGCGGCGATAACGTCTACGTCGGCTCAACGCTGCGATATGCCGGGCATCTGGAGTTTGGCACCATGATTATGCGCCCCCGCCCATGGCTAAATCCCGCCCTTGAATCCGAGCGGCGCAATATCGAAAAGCTATTCGAGCGTGCCGCTGACCCGGAGGGTAAGGTATGAGCATCGAGGGGCAGCTACAGACGGCCATCTACAGCAAGCTGCAAGCCCTTAGCGTGCCGGTCTACTCCAATGGCGCGGTGCCTGACAACGACGTGGCGCGGTATGCGGTGATTGGCGACGACACCCATATACAGTGGGATACAGACGGCAGGACTGGCTTTGAGTCCACCGTGGTCATTCACACATGGGACACCACGGCAGCCAACCGGAGCCAGCTCCCCATCAAAAATGTGATGGGGGAGGTATATAACCTTTTGCACCGTGCAGAGCTGACTCTTATAAGTTATGATTCTATAGGGCTGGATTTTGAATTCAGCGAAACGTTCATCGACCCTGACGGCCTTACCCGGCACGGGGTTCAACGATTCCGAGTCTTTACGAGGGCGTAGCAATGCCAGAACAGTTAGGCCGCAAGGTCACAATCAGCATCGGCGGACAGATTCGAGCGACTGCCCGCACCAAGACACTAACCATCAATAACGAGATGGTCGACGTAACCAGCGACGGCGACGACGGGGTTCAACGCTTCATCCATGAGCCGGGGCAGAAGGCTGTTGAGCTGTCCGTCGAGGGTATGTACGACACCACAGACGAGGCGCTGCAAGACCTTGCCCTGTCCAATGACCTGTCCGAAGATCTGATTCTGGACTACGGCACCTTCACGATTACCGGCACGTTTGTGATGCCCACCTATTCCGAGGGCATGACCTACAATGACGCGCAGACCTTCAGCGCCACGTTCAACAGCTCCGGCGCAGTGGTCAAGGCGGTGACTCCGTAATGGCTCGCATCTGGGATGACATCGCGATTGAATGGGAGGGTGAGTCGTACACGGTGCGGCCCACTCTAAAATTCATCAACTTCCTGGAGCAGGAAGAAGGACGATCAATCAGTAAACTGTTTGTCCGTATGCAGCAGCGCGACCTACCCAGTGGCGTTGCGTGTGAGCTGATCGCCAAGACGCTTCAGTTTGCCGGTGCGGAAGTAACGGCAGAAGAGGTGTTCGAGGAAACGTCCGGCGGTATCGACATGACCGCTGTGACGCTGGCAAGCAAGATCCTTATCGCCTGTATGCCAAAGCCGAAAGACCCGCCTCCGATGGCGTCCGGTGACGCTAAAAAAAAGCCGTCAACTGGGAAGCGGACTGGCGCGAAGTCTACGGCATAGCGGTATCTGACCTTGGCATAGCACCGTCCGAGGTTAGAAACATGACGTTAGGCGAGATTGACGCCTGTATCTGGGCCAAGATTCGCCATGAAAAGCCGGATACCGACATGATGGAAGAAATGTACCAAGACCTACAGGAGGCGCTAGGAAAATAATGGCAACCACAGTAGGCGGTATCCGTGTTCGCATCATCGGCGATGATTCTGATCTCCAGAAGAAACTCGCTGACTCATCCAAGGCGGTGGCCAAGTATGCCGCCGCTGCCGGTGTGGCTGCCGCAGCCGCTGCAACCGCGCTCACCGTGCAGGGCCTCAAGGCCGTTGACGCACAAGCCAAGCTCGCCCGCTCCCTCAATACCACCATTGACTCCCTTCGCGCCATGCAGATGGCGGCCAGCGAGGCGGGGCTTGATGGCATGGAAGGCTCCCTTGCCCGTCTGAACCGTCGCCTTGGTGCGGCTGAGATGGGCATGGGTGACGCTGCGGTATCGGTCAAGGCGCTGGGCCTGAACCTGCAAGAGCTCTCTGCCATGGAGGTGGACCAGCGTGTTGCCGCCATCGCTGATGCAGTTCGCGATAGCGGAATGTCCATGCAGCAAGCAGCCCGCCATGCTCAGAACCTGGGGTTTGAGCAGGCAGAGGCGGCGGCGTTCTTCAAGCAGGGCGGCGACTCTATCCGCGCCTACCGTGAAGAAATCGAATCGCTGGGGCTGTCCCTGTCTGAGGTAGACGCGGCCAAGGTCGAGCAGGCTAATGATGCCTTTGCTCGCGCTGCGACTATCATTGAAGGGGTGAGCCAGCGGCTTGCGATTGAATTCGCGCCTATCCTCACCGCTGTGAGCCAAATGTTCACGGATGCTGCCAAGGAAGCTGGCGGCTTTGGTGAGGCGACTTCTGATGCATTCCAGTTTGTGGTGGATTCGTCTGCTTTTGTGATGAATGCGGTAGAGAGCATCCGAAGGGTGTTCGCTGTCACGGCAGATCTCATTATTACGTCATGGGCGACCGTAGCCACGGCTGTATCTAATGCTGTTCTCAAGGTTATCGAGGTGGCCAACGCCGTGCCAGGGGTCAACCTGGATGCCGCCGAGGAGTCAGTGCGCAATTTCGCCGTGCAATCTGAGGCGGTAGCTAAGAACGCATTCGAGAATATCCACAAGACACTGATGGAGCCACTTCCCGGCGACGTATTTCAGGGATTCGTGGCTGATGCCCGCGAAGCCGCCGAGGAGGCCGCGCAAGAGGCTGTGAAGCTGAACGACTTGCTTCGCCCTGACCTTGGGGGGGGTGCGGGAGGCGAGTCCGAGGAAGAGAAGAAGCACCGGGAAGAAATAGAAAAGCGTCTTGAGCGGATTCGTGAAGCGAACATGACCGAGGCCGAACTGGCCAATGCCAAGTTTGAGCAGGAGTCAGAAGCACTCCAAATGGCGCTTGAGAACCGGCTAATCACCGAACAAGAGTGGATGGAGCTGGAGCGGCAGCAGAAGGCCCGCCACGAGGACGAGCTGACCGATATTGAAAAGCGAGCGTCTGACAGGCGACAAAACCTTGTAGATCAAGAGGCTCGCAACAAAGAGCAGGCCACTAAGGATATGTGGTCGAACCTTTCCAGCTTAATGAACTCAGAATCCCGCAAACTATTTGAGATAGGCAGGGCGGCAGCCATTGCCAATACGGTAATTAGCACATGGGAGTCTGCTGGTGATGCGGCCAAGTGGGGCATGAAAATAGGTGGCCCGCCTCTTGCCGCTGCATTCGCTGGTGCCGCTGTTGTTGCTGGGTTTGCCCGCGTGCAGTCCATTGCCTCACAGTCATTTGGCGGCGGAAAGGGAAGCGCCGGTGGAGCTGGTGCGGGGTCTGGATCAGTGCAGACGGCGGGCGTTGGCATTCAGGGTCAGCAACAACAATCCCAAACCATGTTCGTGCAGGGCATCAACCCGAACGACCTGTATTCCGGCGAGCAAATGGTGAGCATGATCAATATGGCGCAGGAAAACGGGGCAGTGTTGAGGGTTTCGCAATGACAGTAATCAGCACAAACCTAACTCTTGGCCCCGGCGACTACCCGCTCAACCATGCGCGGATACTGTACGAGAGTATCGCCACCATTGACAACGCTATTGGCTCCAGCGAGGCGGCAGGGTTCCCGGCTGTCTCTGCGGTCAATTCAGACACCTATGAGTATTGGAAGCCCGTCACAATGCCCGCCACCTTCACGGTGGATGCCGGTGTAGCCAAGGACGTGGACGCGGTAGGGATTGCAGCGCACAGCTTCGCCACGGATAACGTGACCATCACCATCGAATACAGCACGGACGGCTCGACATGGTCTGGTGTGTCTACTGGATCGTTCGGTGCGCAGGATGGCACGCCTGTATTGGCCCTGTTCGATAGCGTATATGCTCGCTACTGGCGCATCACTTTCGCAGGCTCCACGGCTCCCCAGATAGGCGTTATCTATATCGGGCAAGCCTTGCAGATGCAACGCCCCTTCTACGGCGGCCATACACCAATCAACCTTGGCCGGGTGACTGACTACATTGGCAACATGAGCGAGGGGGGGCAGATTCTCGGGACGTTCGTTATCCGCAAGGGCACTAAGACGCAATACGATTGGAATAACTTGACGGCGGCATGGGTGCGCGAGACGTTCGACCCGTTCATCCGGGCGGTCCGTGGTGCGCGGCCTTTCTTCCTTGCTTGGAATGCGCTGACGTTCCCGCGTGAAGTGGGCTATCTGATCGTAGGCGAGGACATCCGCCCAAGCAACACCGGGACCAGGGACTTGATGCAGGTGGGATTCACGGCACAGGGGCTGTCAGATGAGTGAGAACGAAAAGACAGGCGCGGAGCCGTTTGAGCGGCTTCTGATGTACCCGGACAAGTGCAAGCTGGAATGGGGGCAGGGCGCGTGCTATGCGGGGCGGACGAACTTCTTTCCTAGCAGCGAGTTTGATTTCTCTTCTTCCTTCTGGGAGAGCGGCGGATTCATTGCAACAAACGAACTCCCTGATGACCCTTTTGGCGGCAATCTGACAATCCAGCTAGAGGCTGGCGCAGGAGACGGTCAGATCAACGGGAGCCCCGATGTACCCGTGGGCTCGGGGGCTGGAGGAGACACGATATACTACACCTTCTACCTGAAGTATTTTGATGCGAGCGAAATCGACCGTGTCATTTTCTTGGTGCAGAACTCTGACCTTGATTACTCTGGCGTGGCTGTCTCTCTGGGGATTAGTGGCGCAGCACCATCTATCGCCGCCTACCTGAATGATGAATATTTTGAGGCGTATTCAGTTGAGCAAGGGGTCAGCTACGATCCTGCTGGCCATTTCTGGGCAAAGGTAGAGGTTTCGATTCCCAGGG